CACTTTCTGAGAAAACTAATTGATCCGGATAATTTTGTTTTGTAAAAGAAGTAATTCCAACAAATCCTCGAACACATCCGGTAAAAGAACTTGAGGTTTTTCCTGTATATGTAATAATTTCATCATCAATTTGCAAAACACCATAAGAATCTGGAAAATCTTCTATTCCAACACCAGTTTGATCTATAATAATATCTGTATCAAAAAATGAAATATCTTGCCCAAGAACTGTAGAATCTGTTTGATTCGTTAATTCATCAATTTTTACATATCTATCAATATTTTGAATTAAATCTGCAGGAGCCCCCTTAAATTCTTGCGAAATATAGTATTGTGATAAAAATTCAGAAATTAATGGAAATTCTTCTATTACATAATTTGGAAGTTGATTTTTAACAATGTTGCTGAATTGAATTCTTTTTTCTGTCATTTTACACTCTTACCAAATTTCCGTTGTTATAACTTGAAGTTACGATATAGTTTGATGCTGATGGATCTAATCCAGATGAAATCTCATCGATTACCATTTCAAATATACTATTATTAATATCTAGTTGCAAATATAAATCCTGTAACCCAATCACGTCATTTGATTGTGGAGTTGTAGAAATTTGAATTATTGATTGACCATCTTTGATTTTTGCAGATGTGATATTAATTGGATTTAATGTGATAATTCCTTTTATGTAATCAATTCTTCCAATACCTCTTTTTATAATCGTTGGATTTGTAGAAGAAATATTTGGAATAGTAAACATAAAAATAGAACCAGTACTTCGATTTGTATCTGGAATATCAGATATATAGACCTCTTCAGAAATTCCAGATACTCTAAATGCCGTAGATTTGATATTATATCCATTCATACTATTAATATGAAATTGATTTCCAAATCCGATTGAATATTCTGCAAAAGAATTCAAAACTACACGTAAGTCTCTTCTCATTTGAATTCTTGTAATATTTGATGTTACTGCATCGTGACTATCATCAATAATTTTTAAAAATTTACTATATTTAAATCGAGCACCATATTTGTTAAGTTCTGTAGATTCTGCATATTTAAGAGCATTTGATTGAACAATGCTCGATATGTCAGATGCACTTGGTGCTAAATTTGAATTATAATATACATTCGAAATTACTTCCAAGTAAAGATATTTTAGATCCAAAATTTCAGGAACAATTCCCGCAACCGCATATTGTTTCAATTTTAATTTAATATTTTCCTTAATTAAATTTGGTAAAAAATCTCCTGTTCTTGGTTTAATACTAATAAAAACTTTCCCATACTGTGGGGGAATCAATTCCTCTCCACCAAAAACAGAGATAGATTCTGTCTCTGGATAAATTTTTGCAGGAATTAAAGTTTCATAATCATTGGATGTAAGTGCCCGATTTTGAGATGCATAAATTCTAGGTGCAAATTTACGAATCGATTCTACTGGTTCAATAGATTCTCCACCTGAAGATATTAGACCTGTTGTAAGTAAAGAAATACCCGAAGTAATGTTATATGTAATTGAATTTCGAGTATATGAAAGTCTTCCTGAAAATGTAAATTGACCGATTCCATTTCCACTGTCACCATTTGATACAATATAAGAAACCTGAATATAATTTCCGTCTTCAAGTGCTTTTCCAAAAACACCATCACCAAAAATTAATTCATATCTTTCATCTTCAATTTCTTGAATATAATAAACTTCTGATTCTGAATTTACATTAAACAAACTATCTTGAAGATTGTATTTAACTGAGATTGTAGAGGTCTCATTTGGTCTTACAATTGCAGAAATCAAATCCGTATCAATTCCAGAGTTTGGAAGAATATATCTCTGATTTGGATTTCTTGGATTATATGTAAAATTACTGGTTAAAAGAACTCCCTCATAAATTTTAATTTCATCAAATGATGCAATATTATTAAAAACAGGAACTGTAATATCTTCAAGTATTGAAAATACAAATGATTGATTGCCAAAGGACCCAGAAGTGCTTGCAATTGGTCCCTTGTGCAATGTAAGTGATACTGGAGGTGGAGTGATGCTCGAAGTATCTACAAAAAAACTAACTGTTGATGTTGCTGCCTTTCTTGACTTTGGAACATATCCAATATTTCTTGCAAGTGAAACAACATTTTCTCTGAGTGTTGCACTATCAATAAAAACTTCATTTGCAACCATATTTGCATTATATGAAGTGATATAAGTGTTGTATGCCAAAACATCAAGAATTGTCGAGAGATTAGATCCCTCAAAGTCATAATCCGTAAAGTTGGAATTGGCTTTTAAGTAGTTTTTAAGAGTTGTCTTAATCTGGTCAAAATCCAGATTCGTAAAATTTACTAGTGGCATTTACCTAATTACCGAGTAGGTTGCAAAACAAATTCAAGTTGCTGAGGCAACACATCTGCACCAATAATTCGATATTGAATTAAAACATCAAATGATGCATTATCATAATCAGGAGTTGTCTGAACATCAATCAATTCAACTCGTGGTTCATAGTTTGTGATTGAATTTCGTATTTCATCTCGAATGATTGATGCAGAAATTTCATCTACATTTTCAAAAAGAGAGTTTGAAATTCGAGATCCAAAATTTGAATCAAAGAATTTCTCTCCTGGAAGAGTAAATACAATATTACGAACTGAACGAGCAATTGCAGTTTCATTTTTCAGAGCAATTAAGTCTAGATTCAGGGGATTAACCTGAAAAGACATACTGATGTCTTTGAAACCTTGACTTATCCTTTCTAAAGGCATTTAATGCTCTAAATCTATCTTATTTATTATAGTTTTTTAACTCATATAATGGTTCTGCCCCATATTCCCAATCATCATAGTCATCATCGTTACGAATTTTCTCATGAAGTTCGTTTTGAGTCACAAAATCATGTTTTTTTGGTGTTAAATCGTCATTTGCAATCTCACGAAGCATTTTTGGTGGTTTTACCGTGTAATCTGTGATTAATTTTGTAGTTCCCCACACTTCTTTCATGTAATCCTTGTCTCTATCCGAGGGTTGTCCCATTTTTTTGCTCCTGATTGGTTAAATCAGAACTTTTTTCGGGGTTGCTATCCCGCTCTTGTGCAGTTTTCCAAAAATATTCGTCTTCATTACCCATTGCAAGACGTTCATAACTATTTTCAACTTGATAGTACCTTGTAGATACCTTAAAATCTGGTGTTTTAGGGTTTTCTGGTGTTAAACTGTTATCATATATACGAACACGATTATTTGGATAAAGTGCATATTGACCATTGTTCAGTTCTATGAGATTAAATGACTTATGTTCTGCTGGATTTTCACTTGTTGCATAATCAATCATATCAGAGTCTTGATGGTAGTTGTCTAGAGTGCAAATATAAGTACCCTTCTGCGGACCATAGTCTCTTGTATAACATTCATAGTCCATAGAGCCAATAAACTGTTTATGAATAGAAACTACACCATAATCCATACAATTCCAGAATTGTAAATTAGGTAAACTCATATCAGGGTTAGGAGTTTCTGGTTTAGAAAGAAATGCACTGATAGGAAGTTTATCAAACATTGCTGCATATTCTGGTAAATAAGTCTCAAAATAAAAAGCACGTCCAGGAATTGATTTTGCTGATACCCAAACTCCTTTTACAAATTCACCCCATCCACTTTGATGATCTGTAAGATACTCTTTACGTACCCAAACTTCTTCTGATGGTAGGTTAGTAATTAGACAAGACATGTTAATATCGCATGTTAATACTAGTTATCTTTTTTATGTTCTTATGGTTCAATTCAAACTTCCTGCGAGAGACGAGAGCGCCTCTCATAAGTATCTATAAGGACACACAAGCAATAAAAAGGCACCTCATAACGAGATGCCCTGAAAGATTATTTACCCTGTCCTCTACGAGGTTTTCGCGCATTGTTTCTGCTGGTTGCAGTATACTTTGTGTGTTTTCCGTAACCCTGTCGAGTGTTCTTGGGATGAGACTCAACACCTGCTGATCCACTCAGTGATTTACGATTTGCTGTCATATAATTATCCTATATTAAATGATACGAGTCTTTTCATGTCCGACACGAATGCGAGGATCGCACCAAATATCGAATCCTTTTTCAATTGCATCAAGACAGAATGAGACATCCTCGCCACACATGTCCTGAACTGCACCAGATTCAAATACTTGCATCTTAGGTGCAAACCAAGGGTATTCAAGGTTTTCAAATACACCTTTCTTAATCAGTACCCAACCAAATCCTGTATAGTCAACAGTAAAGGGCTTACGACGCTTTGAGATACTATCAACAGTTTCATGATTCATGACTCCACCATTCTTGCGGAAGTCATCTTCTTCTAACCAATGTGCGACAGATGTTGTGTGTCCATCTTCTGTGGCATACCATCCACCGACGATTTCTTTTTCTTCACCTTCAGCATTGAGTGCCATATCACAAAGTTGCCAAAACTTGTTAGTGTCAAAGACAATATCCGAATCAATCCATAGTTGATAATCATATTGTAGTTTTCCATCCCAAGGAAGTTGCTTAGGACCTCGTAATACATTTGCACCTAAACATTTACAACGTGCAAAGTTTACCATGGATGAGTAATCTTGTGAGATTTGAATACTCATTCCATTTTGTACAATATCAAAACAAAGTTGTACAAATGCCTTGAGAAATATAAAAGAGCATCCTCTACCTGGAAGACAGAATACAATGCTCTTTCCTTTCATTCTTTCTTTAATTGCACCATAGTCCCAATCTTCTGTTGGTGTTGATGCTCGTGGTGCTGCTGCTTTTACAGTGAATCCTTTTGCCATAAAAATTTAGTCAACCTTCATTTCAATTTTATCAGTTTATATAGGTATTGTCAATATGGAAAATTAATGTGAAGAACTTAAGATGGTTTCTTTATT